AAAAGAAATCAAATTTCCATGTGTCATTGAAAAGATACTCGTTCTTGATTGCCACGCAGACCTGCTTTCATATAAGCAGTAGCTCGGCCTTCAAAGAAGTTCTGATGCTCTACCCCTAATATGTCATCTAGCCACGTTAGAGGATTCTCTTTGATGTTATAGTTAGGCTTTAGCCCCAGTTGTAGTAGTCGCCTGTCGGCAATATACTCTACATACTTACCCATCTCTTCTCGTGTTAAGCCTCGTATGTCACCCATCTCAAAAACAAGATCAAGAAACTTCTGCTCAAGATCTACCATATCTCTACAGGCTTGGTAGATTTCTTTCTTAAAGTCATCTGTCCATATATCTATGTTCTCGTGGATGAATTCTCTAAAGAGCTTTGTCATCGCTTCAACATGCAAGGATTCATCCTTAATGCTATAGCTTACTATCTGCCCCATACCTTTCATCTTTCCAAAGCGAGGGAAGTTGAGAAGGATAACGAAGCTAGAGAACAACTGTAAGCCTTCAGTGAACGCACTGTAGACCGCCAAGTTCTTAGCAATAGAACCTTTGTCAGTCTTAGAGATTTTTAGATCGTTGATGTAGTGATGCTTGTCTGCCATCTGTTCATACTCAGCAAATGCTTTATACTCTCTTTCAGGCATACCCACTGTATCGAGCAGTAGGCTGTAAGCATGTTGATGAATAGCTTCCATGTTTGCAAAAGAACCCATCATCATACGAGCTTCAGGCTTTTTAAAGATTCGCATATACCTATCAACATAACCTGCACCTACATCTACATCCGACTGAGTAAACAGTCTAAATATTTGTGTCAGTAAGTTCTTCTCTTCAGAAGACATATCTTGCCAATCCTTAACATCATTGTGCAGGGGTACGTCTTCAGGGAACCAATGCATCTGGTTCTGTTGTACATAATAATCAAACATCCAAGGATGATCGAAAGGTTTGTAATAACTTCTAGTTCCTAACAGGCTCATTTTTCTTTTCCTTCTTGTCTTTCTTTTCTTTGCTTCCGAATATTTTTTCCCAGTTCTTCTCGAACTGATCCTTGTCTATTTGGCTAGGTCTGCGCTTGCTACCTTTACTCATCTTTTATGAAGACCCCATTTTCATTAAGATATCCTTTACGATCTTTAATTTCGTTGTAAGCAAACTGTAAACATTCTTCAAACGAAACACCATATATTTCTGCAATGATAATAAGAACTACTGCGCAGTCTCCCACATCGTCACGAATGTCTTTGCCCTTTGCAAGGTTGTCTGCAAGTTCTCCAACCTCAGAGACTAGTTTTAGTCCCTGAGTTTTTATGTCACCATTTTCTATTATGCGCCTATCTTTAGCCCACTGTATTACTTTATTTACAAGATCATCCTTCACAGCTTAAGCACTCCGCTAAATCTATTCGAGGTATTTTTACATTAACATTTTCAGCTGATCGAGCTGCGTCCGAACGTAAGTAATAAAGAGACTTAAGTTTGTTAGCTCCCGCCCAGTGTACATCATTTACATACTGCAAGTAATCATCGTGTACTTGTTGAGGCTCTGTAGCCTTTGGAGGTATAAAGAAAAGATTGACGCTCTGGCTTTGACAGATATAGTTCTGCCTCTGCTGAGCATGTTCTATAATCCAAATCTGATTTATCTCTATAGCCGTCTTAAAGACTTCTTTAATAGTATCATCAAGCTCTTTGATATTCTGAACAGAACCTTGTGCTTCTGTAATTTGTTTCCAGATTTTCTCACGTTTAGTATTATCAGGGAATAACTCGAAGAGCACATCATCTAGATATTTGTTACGAACTCTAAAGCTTCCTGAAAGAGTCTTATGAGTAAACACATTAGCTCTCATAGGTTCTATCGAAGGACTAGTGCCTCCACAGATAATAGAACTAGAAGCATTAGGAGCAACAGCCAACAGGTGTGCATTACGCTTACCCGATCCAGAGACATCTGGAGCTTCTCCCCTTTCATCAGCCAAGAAACGAGAAGCCTCTTCTGCTTTAGTTTTAATAAGAGAGAAGGCTCTGTGGTTAAACGAGGTCGCATACATACTTTCAAAAGGAATCATATTCTTTTGTAAGTAACTATGGAAACCCATAGCCCCTAGACCAATCGAACGCTCACGGTAGGCAGAGTAGGCCGCTCTAGTATAGCCTCTCTTGTCTTCAAAGACATGCTTTGAGAATCGTTTGAAGTTAGCGCTGTAGCCACCCAAGCAAGAAATATCAACGATGTTAGATATAAAATGCTCAAGAGTATTATCAAGCATCGTAACAAGGTCGGAGATGAAGACATCTGATTTACTCCACTCATCAAAGCTTTCGAGGTTAACACTGGACAGGCAGCAGACTGCAGTACGCTCCTCGTTAGTAGGAAGAGTTATCTCAGAGCACAAGTTACTTTGGCGAACTTTTAAACCTAGCTCCTTCTGCTCTTTTGGTAGAGCCTCATTGCATCTGTCAATGTTAACTATGTAAGGCTCGCCTGTTTCTGCTCGAAGACTAATCAATTGAAACCAAAGATCACGAGCAGAGACTGTCTTCACAGCCGTATTACTCTTAGGATCTACTAGCCTCCAATCGCCATCTTCTTTAACCGCCGAAAGGAACTCATCATTGATGTTAACGCCATTATGGAGGTTAAGACATTTACGATTTAAATCACCGCCAGTAGTCTTACGCATAGCCATGAACTCTTCGATCTCAGGGTGAGAGATATCTAAGTAAGCTGCATAGCTACCTCTTCTAGTTACCCCCTGATTGAATGCTAACATTTGGCTGTCAACGACATGCATGAATGGTATAGAACCAGTAGATTTACTACCGTTAGCAGTATCCACACCATTACTACGAACATCGCCCCAATATCCACCAATGCCTCCACCTGCACTTGCAAGCCATATATTTTCATCATAATGAGCAGATAGCCCATGACGAGAATCAGGAACATAATTAAGAAAGCAGCTGATAGGAAGCCCCCTAGTTGTTCCCCCGTTGCTAAGGATAGGAGTACTGAACATAAACCAAAGATCACTAGAGTAATCATAGAGGCGCTGTGCAAGAGCGTAGTCAGTAACCCCCCTATAAGTCGCACCAAAAACTGAGGCACGAGCAAAAGCTTCTTGAGCATGGGTCTCTCCTTGCCAGAAATACCTATCTTTTAAAGTTTCTTTGGCAAAAGTATCTAGAAGAGTTTCTTTATCATAGTCTATCTTGATGCCAAGATATTCTTGTACTCCAAGTTTACTAGTCATCTAAAGCATCCTTCAACTTATTCAAGTACCAAATAGCTTTATCAATATCTTGTTTGGTCTTACCCTTATAATTACATCTCCAGACATACTTGAAAGCTGCGCCACGCAGGTAACCTTTAAATTCTTCAGGAGTTAAAGTAGCTTCCATTGCCTCGATACATTCAATAGAGCCAGTGTTGTAATGAGATGGACTATTAACAGGATCGTAGTCCGTTATTGTAACAGTACCGCAAAGTGGGTCATTCAATCCCATATCTTTTCTCCGTTGTGTCTCCCATACCTTCTGCCATTCTTCTGGCGTTATATCGTCAATACTACCTGCCATTTATTCTACCTCTTTATTTTCATCAAAATATTCTTTCTTAAAATCTTCACTGTCTCTATACTTTTTGTTAACCCATTCTCGTGGAAGTGAGGCCTCACTAAACCATCTAAAGCCATTAGCCGAAGCCCATTCGCCGTGGCTTCTCTTAGTACCATCCTTGCGTCTAGTGGCGTTTGGCATTGGAGCAGAAGGGTTGGCAAACAGGAATACTAGTTCGACATCTTTAGGAAGAGCCTTCTTAATCCATAAGTATTTGGAGAATTCAGCATAGTCCCAGAACCTTCCCTTGGCTTCGAGGAGGACTGTCTTCTTCCCTACCTTCTTAACAAAGTCAGGGTGATAGGTATGCTCTATAGTATAGGAAATTTGATTAGTATGGTGCTTCCACCCTTGCAGCAATCCATTGTGTAGCTCATGCTCCCACAAAGAATCATAAGTAGAAGGTACGTTTTTTTCTCTAGGACGGACTGCCCTTTTCCTTCTCAGTCCGTTTCTTATTTTATTCAATGGATTACTCCCATGCGATCTTTAATCTCGACATCTAGAGCATCCCTTAGAGCTACTATATATGGGAGATCAATATCATCTATATGAGCACTCTCTTCTTCAAGAAGATACATGCCTAAAGATATTATTAATTCATGAAGCTCAAGTTCAATTTCTTCCTGCTCTTTCGATTCGCTCAAGAGTAGTCTCCATGCCCATTTGTTTAACCCTTTTACAAAACCACTTAAACGAATACGGTAGCAGCTTGAAGTTGCCATTATAATAAGTGTGTGTATCTTTAGGCATATAACGCTTAAAGTTTTTTAATGTAATAGGAGAGTGTTCCTGCTCACTCATTAGAGTGGACAGCCATTGTATTGCTATAGCTGAGGCTACCTTGCGTTGCCTCTTTGCTTGTTTACCATTCATAAGACTTCCTCGACTTTTGGTTCGCTGACAATCTTACTAAAGTATACAACACCTTTACTATACTTAAAACCTCTAAGCCCTTCACCATTATTGGCATCAGAAAAACATTTATGTTTATAAGCACAGTACTGACAGTTCTTATGAATCTTCATGTTTCCTTTTGTACCTTCGGGTACTTCTGACCAACAACGAGGAGGCATTACATCAGACTCTACTGCTTCCTTTAAGGATTGAATCTTCGAAGAAATATTAGGCTTGTCTAAATCTTCAGGTACAAACATAGCAAGCTCACCGCTTTCTTTATTGATGGCTAAGAAGCCTCCTTTATTTGTTCCTTCTGCTGCTTCATATCCTGCAAGCTGAGGCAAGTAACCGAACGAATCATCTTCA